AGCGCCAAATCGTGGCAATAGGTGTATCTGTAACGTAAGCTGATAAGCACATAGGGTGGAATGCTTCACTATCGGACGTTTTGCATCACACCAAATCTCGGAAACTTCGTGAAATGTTTTTTTATTGTTCATATTTTGAGAGTTTTGAATTATTTTCCTGATGTCAGGTAAATGGTAATTATTGGAAATTAAATTCTAATTGTATTATCAGTCAACTGTTAATCAACTTCCACTAACTCACCGTTTTCCAGTCTATACCATGTATCACAACGGCGGCAGATGCGATGTATACCGTATTTCCCTTTTGCGCCGTAACATACCACAGGATAACCGTCAGCAGTTTTCATGATTTTCTAAACAAATGACTGAACGCATTATCCAAATCCAGGTCCAAATTCAGTTTGGACGGGAAAGATTTAATGTATTCGTACATCTTATAAGCGAGGTTGTCATCATCACCGCATCTGTCAATCAGTGTGAGTAACATAGCATTCACCATGTCAGAATCATTGCCGAAGTTTTCCTGAGTGGATTCGCTACAATGATTCACATCACTTTTCAATCTTTTTATCGCGGCTATGGCTGTGTTGAAGTTTCTTTTTGAATCGTGTCTGAGTTCAAAGCCTTCCTTCTTGTATTGCTGCTGCATTTCTAGAAGGTTTGTCTCTAAAACGTCCGTGAGGACAAATACGATGTTGGTTATCGTATTCAGTTTGTCAGTTCCTTGCATGATCGTGTATTTTTTATCAATTATTTTATTTGATACAATCTATTTTAAAGCCGTATAATGAATTTTCCTGCATGAAAGTATCAACTACAGGCTTTCTTGTTGAAAATCTTGTCACGGGGCTGGAAATGCGGTATATCGTTTTCTTTCTTTGCCCTGTCAATCCATCTTTGGAATTTGGCGGCTACAAGAGGACAGTGGATGCGCAGGTTCCTGTCGCGTTCCGCTTCCCATTCACGTATCTTTATAAGCGTTTCGGTATTCATAAATTTCTCCTTTTTCCGTTATGATTCTTTCTTTTTAAAACTGTTACAAATTTGCCCATATCTGTCACAGGCACACACTCTATGCCCTTTGGCCCTGCAATACGCAGAATTGTCCCCGAAGTTCGAAGCATTCTTGCAGTTCCGGCATTTGACATATACAATTTCCGATTTGACTTTTTTTGCCATACTTATGGTGACATCAGCATTTTTCTGGCTTCCTCATCTCCGGATTCAGCCCGGCGTTTCAACTCTTGATATTCAGCATAAGAGATTCTGTTATTTCCACGCTCTTCTATTTCTTTTTCACGTTGGATTCTGTATTGTTCACGCTCATGCCGATCAATGTCAATCCTACGTTCCTTAACATACTCCAGAAGAGAGCATGAAATCTTCATCGGACCAATAGCTCCATAAAATTGCCCATATTTCCCTAATTTGAATCTGGATATAAAGTTGCATATTTCAGCCAAATTCATCCAATAGTATTCACCTAGGACAAGAATACAAAGTTCATCCAGTTGTTTGTCGGTTATACCCTTTCCCTGCTCGGCGTAATCGTTAAGGCTGTCAAACTGTACTTTCAGCCACCTAAGTGCGTTGTCATCACCGTACACAGAACGGATGTTTGCAAGCGAAGGTATATTATCATTCAAAGCAATATCCGCAAGTGTAAGATTTGATTTTGCCAGCTTGCCTTGCAAATCAGGATTGTAATCAACCGCCATCCGGGATGGTGTTGGGTATTTCTCCAGTAGAGCCAACTGCTTTTCGTTTAGCTTCTTGTTCTGCAAGGAATTTTGCATCCGCTTCTGCAAACTCAGCCATGAGTCTAGATTTTCTCCGCTCAGAATCAATTCGCTTCTGCTCGTAGATGTCTGTATTTTGTCTTGCTCCATAATTTTTTAATTCAAATAATCCCGCATAATTACTTGCAATCGACTGCTCAACCACAAGCCTTGCTTTATTGCAATCATTTCCACTCAATGCTAGCAATCGGTTGTAGCACATTTTTAGGGATTTTTCCGATTTATAGCTTTCTTTTCTTTCTCTCTTGTATTCAAGCCATTCCTTGAATATGCCCTTAAAATCTTCCGAAACAAAAGACAAATCAACCTCCTTGTTTTTGGGAATTGTTTTCTTATCTCCGTTAGGAGATTCTTTATCTATATCATTTTCATTATCATTTTCATTAAGCTTGTTTTGGGTTGTTTGGGTTGAGTTTAACCCACTGGGTTGTTTGGGTTGTTTTGATTTGGCATTGCAATTCCCTATAGGAGCACCACCTTTACGCCCGTTGTTTCGGTTTCTCTCGACAATGCCATGATATTTAGTTTCGTCTATCTCAAATTGATTGATGAAAAAACCCAATGCCATATCAATGTCCTCCTCTACCGTAACCTCCTCGCCAAGTTGATACTTGAAAATTGCACGAAATAATCGCCCAAGTTGTTTGTCTGATAATCTTGATATAGGTTTGTAGAAAGATTTATATATGATAAAACTATCCTTTGTCATTGCTTAATCTTTTAGGTGTTCTGTTAAGGTTTCCAATTGCCCAATGATATATGGTTTGACATCATCGCTGCAATTGACAACGAAGTCAATAATCTGTTCTGACAACTTATGCCATTCGTTTAATTCGTTTTCTTCCATAAGAGTTTAGTATTATAATTCAACTTCCTCAATTATAAATTCTATCCTTGGATTAAGCTTATCAATCAGCTTTCGTGCATGTATTTCTACGCACTGGCGGTCATTGATTATCGCCTTGCATGATTGAAGGCAGTCAAGCAATATTTTGAAGCTGCCATCCAAGTCCTTTCTGTTGTTGGCAAAATACACATCAACATCAATCTTGAAAAAGCCGCTTATCTGTTTGTCTCTCAGCGAACATTGCTTGTAGAAGTCTTTCTCATAGTCTTTCAGCACCTTTTGCTTTGCAAGCGAGCCGTGTCCGCATAGGGTAACAATCTTATATGAGTTTGATTTGCTCGGTATAGATCCGTAAATAATCTGTTTTTGATATAACATTTTTATATTCAGTTTCGTCTATTAGATATAATTTTATATTTGGATAGCGTTCTTTAAACATAGATAACCTCTTCATACCTACTTCTGATTTCCATCCTTTTACTTCAATATAAAACACGCAATTAGGTGTTGTAACTTTGAAATCCGGGCAATAACTCCTAATTCCTTTCTTTATATCATTGAAAATAAATCTATCAGATTCATATTCCCACGATATAATATCCCCATTTGCTTTCAATTTTTGAAGTCTAATAGCAACTTCATATTCCCAACTTGACTTAAAAACATATTTAGTCCCATCAATAACCGTAGAAACCTCTTTGCGATTAGACTTGCTCTTAATCACTCCATTTGTTCTATACTTAAACATCCTGTCAGAAACATTTTGTCTGAATGATTCAGAATTAAACTTGCTATTAGGGTCGAGCCATGTTCTTTTAGATGATTCTGATATTTTATTTCTTGCATTCTTGTCGTGTTTATGACCCAAATAACCTCTCGGATGTTCATGTGATAAATAATAAGTTTTGCGTATTTCAGATATTCTTGCCCTTTCTTCTTCACTCAACTTCGGAATATTTGCTCTGTCTGTTAAACCCAGATATTTTGCTTGCCTACAAATAAACTGTTTTGTTCTACCCATAATTGAGGCTAATTTATCAAGTTTTCTTTCTTGACGATATTTCGGGTATAATTCACAAAGAATTTGTTTATCATTGTCAGTAAAATAGTTCATTTTATGTACTACTCCCAACTTCGTTAAGAGTTTATGAACATATTGTCCTTTAATGCCAAGCTCATCTCCAACTTTCCAAACATTTGATAGTCGTTTATAAGATTCGACTATTTTCATCTGTAGTTCAGAACTTATTTCTTGTTTATCGTATATCATAATCCAAAATATCTATTTGCCGCCAGCTCATCGTGTTGACGGATTGTTTCTACTATTTCCTTTTGCTGTTTACGGAAATTACGGTCATTGTCATACCTGCTATGGCATTCAGGGCAGCCAATTCGCAAGTTCCATTCTTCCGTAATGTATTCAGGATAAAGTGATCTAGGTAACAGGTGCATCAACTGTGGCGTGGATGTATATTTGTGGCAGATACAGCAATACTGCGGTAGATCCCTTTTTATCCTTGCAAGTTCACGGTTTATTGTACTTTGTTTTTTGCTTATTTGTTTCATTCCAATTAAAAGCCCCGAAGCGTATTCTCCGGGGCACAACCATTCTTTACTAACCCTTGCCATTTATGTGTGGCTCACATTTATGTGGAGATGGGGCGATTCGAACACCCAATAAAGGACTATATCCTTTTGCGCTACTTCTAAGGTTAATTACTCCTTATATCTTACGTATCGTACTTTCTACCATGTGTACCTTTCGAAAGTCAAAAGCACCCCACTGCGCATCCCCATGTTTACCCGCCATATCTTCACAGACCGGGCAGGCAGGTTAACAAAGTTATACTTCGATGATTACGATATCCGGTGCAATCTGTCTGATAGCATCCAGTTGCTCATCAATCACCTTGTTCTTGTATTCTTCAATGGCTTCATTCGCTCCGGCAGACACGAGGGAAAGAGAAACATCCCGACCATCCACATCTGCATAAATCTCAACCTCGATTTCTTCATTGGCAAAACCTTTGAAAAGAGGAATGTTCAGTTTGAATGATTTCGGCAGGTTTGAATCTACCACTTGCGAGTAATTGTCTGTCTTGCTTCCATTCTCTTCCTTGCTGCGCTCAATATCCTGATTTACTTTAGCCTTGAAATTCTTCAAAGTAGAAACCAAGGTCATGTTCTCGGACTTGTCTTTGAAGAAAGCCCGGTGCATCTTGAAGAACTGGGACAGCTTGATGGGCTCCCATTTCTTATCTGTATTGATGCCGAACTCCATCATTTCTTTTGAAGCCTGTAATATGCCGTTGATTTCTGTCTGATAGAAATTGGTTTCATCAATAGTCAATGCCAGTCCCATCTTGTCACGATTGACAATGATATTTGAGGATTTCTGATTAATCAGTTCGACACGCTTTTCCAGCCATCTAAAAGGTGCATCTATCGTTCCATTGATAACTACTCTTTTCGGTTCTTTCGGGTCAAGTGCTACGGACGCTTTGCCTTCTCTCAATACTACTTCAATCGGTGCGCCGTTGTAGTCTTTCGGCACAACCAAGTTAATTTTGTTTTCGCTCATAATTAATTATCTGTTCCTGTTTTACGGTTAATACTGAATACTGTCTTTTGCATTTCCTGTGGCATGATGGGACGGCTGTAAACCAGTTCACCCAGTTTGTTATAGAAGCCTGCCATCCGTTCCTCATGGTCGAGGATTTTAACACATTCTTCATCCGTCCGATATTCCGAACCCCGTTTGATGTGGTCTAAAAGTTCCTGCTTTTCTTCATTCAAAGGTTTCAAGCGTTCTTTGAACCCTTCCATAGTTTCCTTCTTCTCAATTTCAATGTCGTTGATTGTGATTGATACCTCAGCCAAGGATTCTTTCTTCTGTGCCAACTCTTCGGGTGTGAATCGGTGGGTGTAGCCGATTTTCTCTACCGCATCGGCATTGTCCTGAAGGAACTGCCATCGTTCCTGCTCAGGGATGTCCTGTCCTAAAATTTTTTCCATAATTCTATTGTTTTAATTGATTGATAACTTGTCTTTTGATTTTCTTGCACAGCTTCCCGACAAAACGTCCATGCTTCTCTGTTACGTCATCGGGCAAGTCGTTTTTATAAATATGAAGAAGTAACTGGATGAGAAGCACTTCTTGTTTTGTCAAAGTAAGTTTCATTTGTCTATAAGTTTAAGTATATCCATAACCGAATTAACATCGGTAAGAATTTCATTGAAAGTTGGTGCCTTCTGCCCCAAAAATCCGCATTGCAAATACTTGTGCTTACCCTCTCCGAAGATGCGGCATATCTTCGGTCTGCGGTCGTATATGTTACACTTGTAATCGTAACGCTGGAACGGGCATCTGTTTTCTGCAATGTCCTCATTTGTGATAGCTACCACATTGTTTCCCCCCAATTCGGGATTGTTACCTGCATCCTCAAACCTGATTATAGGTCTGACGATTCGATTCTTTAAAGCTGTGAAGTAACCTTTAGGAATTGGGACATTGCAACAACAATTTGCAGAACACTTACTTATATCACATTTTAATCTCATATCTATCTGTTTCTATATTCTCTCATCATTTCCTCATAACCTACATCGCCGTAGTATGGTAGGTAACATCCGAAATCTGCCTGTGCCCACATTTTAAATTTATCCATAAATGAGGATAGTTCGGTAACAGACATTTCGCTTGTCTTGTAGTCCTCCCAATCCGTTTCACCAGTAACAACATTGATTACAGGCTTACGTCCAAGAAGTTTCCTTTTCACATCACGCTTGCACTCGTCAAACGTACAGCCTATCTCTTTCGCAAAAACAGAGAACCACAAGTGAACTGTGTTGTTTTGCCTTATGGTTCTCATTTGCTCTTCGGACAGGTTTCTTTCCTTGACCTCTGTAAGTTCAAAAGGTCTCTGCCCATTTATCAGCTTGTTGAAACGGACGGTTGCCTTTTGAACGTCAAGAGGTAATTTAGGATCGTAACGCATAGGTTAAAATGGCAAGTCGTCTGATTCTTTAGCCGCTTGCTGCGTTGTTGAAGGGGCTGATTTAGTATCTTGACCGTTTCCGTCCTTCTTTGGTGTAAGCAACTCAATCTCCGTTGCCGTGACTTCCCAAGCCGTATATTTAACCCCGTCTTTCTCGTACTCACGGGAAAGCATCTTTCCTTCCACAAAGAGTTTATCGCCCTTGTTGACGTACTTTTCTACAATCTCCGCAAGACCTCTCCAAAGACCGATACGAAACCAAGTTGTTCTGTCTTCTATCTTCTTACCGTCTTTCGTTGTGTATCCTTTTTCGGTTACACCCAAAGACATTGAAGCCACTTTTGAATCGCCTATCGTTCTTATCTCCGGCTGGTTCCCGACATTTCCTATTAATGATATTCTGTTGTGCATGTTATTCTATTGTTTTTAATGTTACACTTCCAACTACTGGAATCTCTTTTAAATATTTCTTATACAAATCAGGATAATCTTTCTCAAACGCCTTCTTGTCGAAATCCTTTCTGATAGTGTCCTTTTTGCGAGTAAATGATATGATATCACCTTTCCAACTATATTCACCGGCTTCTACCATAGCCATCATAACGCCATCAGTTATTTCTTTCTTTTTATCGGACCAATATTTTGCCTGTGATACAATTTCCTGTATTGTCCTCTCCATCTTTCGGTACTCGTCAGGAAGAGTAACAGGGGATATGGAATAGGGATTCACAAACTGTCTGCCTTCCGAATCACATTTCAACAGATTTATTACAATTTCTGATGATATTCTCTCGACTTCTACTATTTCATGGTTTTTACCTCTCAACCATATACCTATAAGCCTTACCGCATTGCATCCCGGATTCTGCAACTCAAAAAAGTATGCATATATACTCAACTGCCATCTTACGGATTCCTTGTCAAGCACGTAAGTGGTCTTTATATCTCCCAAAGTAAAATCAGTTTCATTTTCGCGATAAACCTTGTCGATACAGCTTGCATAGTGCTCATTGTCAGACACAAGATATTCGGAACATTCGTACCTCAATCCCCAATCGTCTTTCAGTTCCTTGTATCCTTGTGCTTCATCGCTGTCATGAGTTATCCCCATATCATCGACAAGTTCGCAGATACTATGGATCATAGTACCTCTTTCAGCCGCTTTCCTTAACACGTCTTCGGGAACATCACGGTATTTATCGGGGAAAAGCTGTCTGCCTATCACGGAAGTAATACCACTTAGTTCCTTATCCCCTAACATATAAGTATGTTCATCGGGATTGAAAACGACTTGTGATTTGATTAGTTTCATTTTAGTTCTCCTTTCCTTCTTGTCACCGCTTCAACAAAACGTTTGTCACTCTGTAATTCCTTATAATTTCCCCATACTACCTGTAATGTTTCGATTGACAGGCTTGATCTTACTTCCTGCAATGCCATCGCAAGGAAATCTGTTTCCTCTGGTGTCGTGCTGTCAGGGTCCTTTTGCTCTTCTGTAGGAATCAGGAACAATTGAAGCAAAGAATATTTCAACGCTATGCTCATTGCTTTATTCATTCCTTTGTCACCTGCGTCCATCGCTTCACCTACATTTACAGTCTCCACAAAGCTGCCATCAGTGGTCATATACCTAAACTTTATCGTAGCCCTTGTGAATGTGTTCGTACCGCCGGATTTCGTTATCCTATTCTCCGTTGTGAAGTTCTGCACTTCCTGTAGTATGAACACCTCATTTTTTGAGAATAATTCATGAAGTTCGTTCATAACGTTGTCAATCCCACGGAATTTGAATCCCTGTTGCTGGTTCTTCTCCGATTTGGTGATAGCCTTTGTCTCTTTAAGGATATTGGCTATCTTACTGTATATTAACTGTTCACTCATTATAAAGTTATTATTTTACCAACACAAAAAAGGCAGGTCCGCAGTCCTTACAAAGTTCCGCTTCCTGCCATGATATCTCTCCGATTCTTCAAGTTCGTTTTCTAGAGAATCGATTTCTTCATTAAGCAAGGATATATATTTGCCTTTACAGTCAGCGTTGAAGGTGAGCCTTACCGATTCCTCACTCATTGACTGGACTATATCAAGCTCTGAATATAGTTTATCCAGTTCATCGCTTATCTGTCTTATAGTCCTCATACCTTTTCAAGAAATTGGACCGGCAACGAGCATACACCCTTCATATTAGGATATTTGACATCAGCATACCCGTTAGCGATATAAACAATCGTACCTGTCAGCGTATCACCTATCTCACGTACTTTATCACCTTTCTTCATAACCATTTTATTTTAAGTTTATCTAATTATTGTGGCAATGGTTTCCAAAAATCAATGTCCCATGCCCGGTTAGTATTTCCACATATCCAAATGTTTTTCCGATGCTTACTATCGAATACCAACATCCCGGTATTCACAAATTTCCCGGAACTCTTCACAAGCACTCTTGTGTCCAATGGTGGAGGATCTTTTTCTGCATTCCTCCATTTCATGGATTCCAAAACAAATTGAGCACCTTTCTCAAAATCCACCGATGCTGTTCTTTTGTGCGTAATCCCATGTATACCATTTGCATACTCTCTGGCTTTCTCCTTTATTATATTTATATCCATAATTTAACTTGTTTCCTATTAAAAAGCTCCTGTTATCTTCACAGACTACAGGAGCAAAACCTAAACGACTTTATTATGACAACCTACAGCCACCGTCAGCGGAATCGGACCGCCATACTATCCGTTAAATGAAAGTAGAGATTAGAACAGATAATTATTTATGCTTATTTCCTTAGACAGTACCAGCCATGGACGGTGAAATTCCGTACCTATATTCACACACCGGCACGGACAAATTATGCAATTAACATTATAAACACAAAAAACTAGATGAAAAAATCATTCATATTCCTTTAACTCCTTATATGTCATTGCCACCAATCTCACACACAATAATGAGATAATAGAAAATATAATCACCGATACGGATTTTATAGGACTTTCCGTAACTATCGCACCATAAATCATTCCTAAGGAACATAGGGTGGCAAATATAGACAGGATAAAATTAGCTGTTTTCATTATATTATTTTTGGGGAAGTTTACTGAACCACTGGTGGAAGCTCTTGTATTTGCTTCATAATGTTAGATACTTCATCCGCATCTACATAGCCGATTACATCATTTGTTATTGAAGTGTTATAGCAAATTCCATTATTATCAAGAACTGCAACCTCATAAGTATCAATACCGTTGGAGTAAAACAAAGTACCTTTTAAAACACTTATTCCATATCCGTTCTCAAACTGCATTTTAGCATGCTTTGCGTTCATATATTCCTCACGGATGGAAGAAGGTAAGAGAAATGCATCTTTAGTCATTTCATGTTGTTTAAAAACCAAATCCTTGAATTGTTTTAGTTCATTCATGTCATTTTAATTATAAGTTTGTTCCCCTCAACGGCTTAAACCGGTTGTCACCCCGAATCTTACGGGAGGGGATATATTAGATCTTTCAGCGATACTTGTGCCTAACCAAGCATACTCCCACGCTAAAGACAAATTGGCGTGCTGAAAGTAAAATCATTTCAACTTCGTGGCTTTACCACCATCAGACATTTACAACCATTCGACCATTATCGTCTTATCTTCGGTTGCTATCGGTGTCAATTCCGTTCCACTTGCACCCACCACTATCCATCATCACTGACTTCGCTTACGTGCCTTCGCAGAAATACATCTTTTTATCGTACCAATATGTCAAAGAACTTTAAGTAGCTCCCCTCAACGGCTTAAACCGGTTGTTACCACGAATCTTACGGGAGGGAAGAAATAGTAATCAGATCAAATCACTTTATGTTTCTCTATGTACCTTTGCAATGAATTTACATTGTACCATACCATTCTCCCATCGCGACAAAACGATACTTGCCCACTCTCCCTAACTTTGCGTAGGTAGTCATCGGCACATCCTAAAAACGCCATGGCCTCTTCTCTGCTCAGCCATATCTTATTGACAGGTTGAACTTTCCCGGAATTCATATTTACCTTTTTCATTTTACTTCCTCTTAATAAATTTATTATCTGATTCTTGTTACAATGGTACCGTCAACACCACTTTTAGATATAAAATTATAACCAATCTTATTCAGTCTTGACATAGTGGCACGTACAACATTTTCTTTTATAGCTTTACTTTTAATAAGCCTTGTTTCTCCGACTGCTATACTTTTTAATGTTTCGGCAGGTGATATTTTTTTGATAACTATCGTATTAATATTTGGCACTGATATACAATCGGACACCACAGATAAAATCAATTGTAGATTATAACTAAAAGTTATAGTAAGTAGTTCTT